TGACTATTCCCCAATTCCGTGGTAACGGTTGACTCACCGCTAAATTTGCCACGGGTGTCGCGCCAGGATACACCGTGAGGACCACTGGATAGGTCGTGACATCGGTAATCGCCGCGCTGGCCAGAATGTAATTCGAGTGGCCGCTGATGAAGTCCGTTTCCCCGATGTTCACGACGATGCTGGGCGTATCGCTTTTGGCCGTCACATTGATGAACACTTTGACGCCGCGGGCGTTGTAGTTCGTCTGGCCTGCGCTAACGGCAACTTCAGTCCTCGCCTGGCTTGCCAGAAGCGTGCCCTCGGCGTTGTTGCGCCACCTGTCCCAGGTCGCGCCGTTGAATCCCATCTTCCCGGCGACAGCGTGAATCCATCCCGCCGCGCCCGTCAAGGCGTCAGCAGGGGCCGCCGAGGATACGCGCACGGCTTGAACGTTTGTCCCGTCCGAGCCAGCCATGAGCCCGCCGTATGTCCCGATTGCCGCGCCGAGCAGTTGGATGTGGCGGGCCAGCCACGCCCTCACGCCGCCCACAGCGGCCTTGACGGTGCTCGCGCCGGAGAGGGCGTCGGCATCCGTAGTCGTGCCGAGAGCCACGTCCTTGCCGTCCTCGGTGCGGGTGTTCAGGGCGTTATCCAGGCCGTGAAGCGGCATGAAAGCCGTGGCGGTGGCGTCCCAGGCTTGAGGCAGGACGTTGCCGTTGGCATCCTTTTTCAGCGTACTGGTCTCTGGAGTCGGCATAGCAAACACACCTTTCTAGTCGAACATGAGTTTGGAAGCGGAAACTAGTGGACTAGGCTTCGACGGCCTTGAGCAGCCTCACGAGGATGTCCTGGTCGTCGGGTCTGAACTTGCCCAAAGTGATCTCCGTATGCGGAGGGCTGGCGAGGGGCCTATGCACCTTGCGCTGGATAGGCATTGCCTCGCTCAGGCCCGCTTCGGCCAGCACGACCCATATCTTCTGGCTGAAGGGAACGCTGGTCGTGAGGGGGATCTTGCCGCTGACCGTGACCTGGTCGTAACCGTGCACCGCCAGCCAGGCCGCGGCTATCGCCGCGCACTCGGCCGCGTCGCCGGCGTCAACGTAGAGTATCCGCTGGATCGCGTCGTCGGGGTCAATACCCGTGAGCGTAGCCGTGCCGCTGACCTCGGGAGAGCTGTTGCGGACGATGACCTTAACCGTCGTCGCGTCCCGGGTGAAGTAGTCCAGCCTGAGGCCTTCCGGGAAGAACCTCAGGTAACTGGCGGTCGGAGGCTCGAACACCCGGTCCCACATGATTGAGACCGTGGGCGCGGTGAGACTCGCTTCCTTGACCACGTACACGATCCAGTCGGTGCCGTCATAGTAGAGATAGTAGAGCACGCCGAACCTTCTCCGCACCTCCTCGAAAGCGTCCAGGGCGCGTTTGCCTATGAGCGACAAGGCCCCGGTATCCCCCAGCGCCGGTATGCCGGTGTTGACCAGCGGCGTGCAGATCGCCGTTACTATCGTCCCGAGCGTCGTCCCCAGGTCGTCGCTGGCGTAATCCGCGACTATGAGCCTATCCGCGAGGATCTGGTCGCCTGAGGAGCAGATGAGCCAGGAGGTCTCAGGCCCAGGCTCCACCTTGAACACCTTGCCGCGCCACCTCTCCGTGTGCGCCGTCACGTCCCGGATGCCCACTTCCACCACCTTATCTAGGTAGGCCATGGCCCCGCCCGGGCCTCCGTGGACCAGCGTGAACTTGAGGTAGTCGATGATCGGCGCGTAGTGGCCATCGGCCTTGGCCGTCATCAGTATGCGTAATCGGTACTTCGTGAATTCCGTGAGGGTGAACGTGTCGCCGTCAGCCAGGGCCATCTCCAAACCCTGCCCCGGCATCTGCGCGGAGGGAGACAGCCAGAGGCCCAAGGTCGTGCCTGCGGGTTCGACGTAGATCATGTCGAAGGTCAGGGTGCCCGGCCCGAAGCCGAACCCGGTGACGTACTCGGCGGCATCCGTGACGAACTCATAACAGACTACCTGGAGAGTCCAGTCAAACGCCTCGGCCGACCAAACCCCGGCCTTCCACGTCCAGCCTTTGCCGTCGTCGTAAGCCGTATCGGTGCGGGTCCAGAAGCCGTTGGCGGTCGTGACCGGGATGATGACGATGGCATACGTCCCGTCGTAGAGAGGCACCGGCGCGGGGAACGTGAACGTGATCCACGCGCCCGCCGTGTTCACCACCTGCGACGGGGAGGTCGCTATGACCGTTGCGGTAGGTTCTCCTGTGCTGTCGCAGGCGCGGAGTTCGACGTAGATAGTGCGGTTCGCCGCGTCAGTGTCCAGGTGCAGCAGGACCTGTTTCAGTAGGCAACCCCCGGCGATGAAGGTCTGCGCCCGCCTGACCGATTCGGTCGTCCAGTACCAGTTGTCCTGGCTGCCGCCGACTAGAGAGAGGTCCACGGGGATGTGCGTACCCGCCGTCGCCGTTGGGTGCAAAGCACCGTTAGCGGTCTGCATGTTCGTGGACGCTATGGCCTTCGCGTCGCTCCACTCGTCGGCGGTGTCCACGAGGTGCTCCATCGTGCCGCCCTTGTTGGACACCTCGATGCGGAACTGGCCCAGCTCGCCGTTAGCCGTCTCCCGGACCTCCATGTCGAAAGCCTTGACCGGGTCGCCGTCTATCTCCAGGCCGTAACTCCCCCAGATAGTCAGCAGGACGTGGACGTGCCAGATGCTGCTGGCCGTGCACCAGGCGTATGCGTCCTTCACCTGGCCGTCGAAGTACCAGGTGCCTATCGCGGGCTCAGCCGGAGGGGTGTACCGGGCCTTCACGGCCTGCGCCACGCCGCCTGCGGGAAACGCAGCCCACGCCGCGCCGGTCCAGTACGTCCAGTTTGCCTGCGAAGCGGAAGTGTCCAGGGTCGTGGGAGCGGCCATGGCCGGGCTGGTCGAATAGCGCAACTTGAAGTGTATCGTCGCGGCGTCTGAGTCAACGTCGGTAGGGGCAACAGCCTCGAAGTAAATCTGGTCGCGCTCCAGGGATGCGCCCGTGGCCGGGTAGTTGAACGCCGGGGCCGCCAGGGTAGGTTGGTAGGTTATAACAATCTTCCGCTCGACGTGGAGCGAACCTTCGATGGCATAGGTCAAGAGGTTACTGCCTGTCGTGAAGCCCGCCAGGTCGAGTTCAGCGCTTTCCACCCCATCCGCCAGGTCGCCTGCGTGGGACGTGGAGGATGCCCCGATGGTCACCGTTGGGTCGTGGGTTACGGCGGTTTTGGTGCCATAGGTTGAGCATCCGACCGATTGATTGCCCACCAAAGTGCAGGTTCCGCGTTCGTGGGCTGCGCTGACTGTCTCTCCAATGTGGCTTGTATAACACGACGGAGCAGCACAGCTTAGCGTCGCTTCGCTGCCAGGCGTAAGAAAAGTCTGGGTATAGTACGTGCCCCAAGGGGCCGTGAGCCAGAGATAAACCCATTGTGCGTCGTCTGTGTCGTTCCGAAGAGTGACCAGGGCAAGGGCCGTATGGTGGCTGAACACGTAGCCCCCAGGCGTTGCGGGTAGAGTCGCCGAACTCACTCCGGTGTCGCTGGCATAAGAAGTAATCGGACCATCCGCACCTCTCCACGTGATATGAGCGCCGTCTATGTTTGTTGAAGCCAGCGCGATGGTCTCTGTGCCTGCGGTATGGAGTAGCGCCCAGCCAGTGTCGTAGGTTTTGCTCATTGTTGCCCAACAACCTCCTGTCAGGCATAAGAGGCTCACCAAGACCGCCCACGCCAGGAATCGCCTCATCGTGGATACCTCCTCACGATGAAGATGATGTCCAATCGCGGCAGATGTCAATAGAGCCTAGCCCCGGTACTCGTTAGATACGGAACCGGATCGCTGGCCGTGAAGAGCATGGTCACTTCATGGTGTCCCGGCCACAGGAACCGCTCGTCCTGAATCGAGCCGCTCGTGTCAGCGTAGTACTGGCCGTCTGTCACCCCAGCATACGCAAGGTAAAGGTAAGCCGAAACATCGGCGTGGCAGACGGCGCGGAGGGCGATCAGGTCAGCGTCCGAGGCCACAGATACGGTGCACCTGATGATGGTGGCTGGCCTGCCCATGTAAAACCTCTCGGTTATGTCCGTGCCGGGGTAGTGCCGAAAGGACTCCGCCGTCGCAGGCGTGATGATGAGGGTGTCCTCTTTCAGGTTCAGGGTGAGGGTGCCGAACATCATCAGACGCCCCTCCTCTGCTGGTTGAACGTGTTGAGGAGATCCGCTACCGCCGCCTGCGCCCCGCGCCTAACGCCGAACTCGTCGGTAGGACCGTAGAACTGGAGGGTCTGGCTGACGGTGGTGGGCCCTATGCTTGACAGCGGGGTGATCGCTTCGGGACCGCGCTCGCCTACCAGGGCCAACGTGGGACGCCAAGCGATGCCGCCGGTGGCATACCCTGGCGGGGGAGCATACTCCTCGGTTTTCCTACCTGGCGGCATCCAAACGCGAGAGGGAAGCAGCGTTTGCATCTTCAAAGCTTCTTCGTACTTGCCCGCTTGGAACAGAGCCTGAATCTTATCGAATACCATCGTTAGCCCAGCGATCTGTTCGGGGGTGAGCGCGTATCCCATTTCCTTCTTCGTGGCCTTAATCTCGTCCTGAAGGTCCCGATAGGCTATCCTGGCGTTTATGAGGTCCAGGGTGAGCTTCCGCGTGCCCTCTGAGGCAGCGCCCTCGGCCAGAGTCATAGTGTCCACCGCGCCAGTCAGTAGGGCAATCGTGTCGCGCACGAGGTCTAACTCGTCGTACTGCTCTTCGAGTTGGGCGTTCAGGGTTTCCATTTTCGATGCGGAAGGCAACAGGCCGCCGGTAAACAGGTCGTACTTGGCCTTCACGATGTCTATCTCGATGCCGACAGCGGAAAGTTTGTCGGCCAGGGCGTCGAGGAAAGCCTCCATGCTCGGCTTACCGGCAGGCGGCTTCTCCGGGCTAGGCGGGACAGCTCCGGCAATCGTCTTCTCCATCGCCGCCATCTCGCCCGCCAACCGCTCTTTGCCAAGCGCACCGCCCAGCCGTATATCTAGTGCGGCAGCGGCACCTTGTTCCCGGTAATGGTTGATCGTCTCGGCAATCTTCTGGCCCACCTGGAAGGCCGCTGCAGATACTACGGCAATGGCAAACAGTTCGGGATTCGCTTTGATTGCAAGCCCCGCCGCTGTGATCCAACCTGCGAGTTTCCCGAAGTTCGTAGCCAAGGCGCCTATGACGGCCACGCCAGGGCCAAGAAGAATCAGCCCGCCAAGAACGGTTTCCAGCGAGCCTTTGGCCGTCGGGCTGAGGTTGACGAATCCATCGGTCAGATCGCCGATCTTCCCAATGAATTTGCCCATGGCGGGAATGACCTTATCTTCGAGATACGGCACTAGTTCCTTTTCCAGGAGCGGCAGGAACCTCTCTGCCAGCTCCATCCCGGCCATCGCTAGTCGCTGTTTGAGTGCATCCATCTTGTCGTTGAAGTCCGCGAGCGCCTTAATCGTCCCTGGGCTTACCAGGCCCAGCCTGTGCGCTTCGGCTGTGAAGGCTTCAATGCCTGCCGCGCCTGCGTCGAGCATGGGGATGAGCTCTTTCGCCCGGGTCCCGAAAATCTGCATAAGCCGGTCGTTCCGGTCAACTCCGGGTGACATCTCGGCCAGCGCCTTGATGGTCTCAGGGAGGATGTCGTTCATGTCCCGGAAGGTGTCGTCAGCGTTCTTGGTCTGGATTCTGAGGCGGCTGAACGCCTCAGCTATCTCCGAGCCTTCCTTGTCCGCGTCCACCATGTTCCGGGTCATGGTCGCCACGGCCATGGTGATGGCCTCGAAGGTCGTGTTGGTCTGCGAGGCGACGTACCGCATCTCCTGGAGCCGTCCCACGCTGAGGCCCGTCTGCTTCGACATGGCCTCCAGCGCTGCCGCCGCCGCAGCCGATTTGGTGACCAGGGCCAGTATCGCCGTACCCGCGCCAAGTATGGGCAAGGTGAGGCCCTTGGTCAGGGCGGCCCCGGCGGCGGTCATGGACTTGCCCATCTCTTCGAGGCTTTTCCCGGCGGTGGCGATCTTCGCGCTGACCGTCGCCATGGCGTTGTCGAACTCGGCGTACTTGGCCGCGAGGACGACGTAAATCTTCTTGAGCTCCGTCTATGTCACCCCGCCTTCTTGGCGAGCGTCAAGAGTTCCTTGAGGCTCATTTTCCGGGGAGGCGGGCCTTGTGCTTCCTTCTCCGCAAGGGAGACGACCGCTGCCTCATCTATCCAGAAGCGCAGCGCGCCGCCCCAGAGGTACTCGGACGGCGCCTTGTGCCAGTATTGCCCTACCAGCGCGACTCTTTGGAACTCGTCACTTCTGGCGAAAGGAGGCGAGGGCCTCCAGATCCCCCAGGTTCCCGAGAACGTGGTTCGCTATCGCCAGCTCCTGCTCAAGCGTCAGCGGATGAATTGCCGCGATCTGGTCGTATGTGGGTTCAACGAGCATCTCTTGAGCAATGAGGTCGAGGAAGCCCAGGAACGCATCGGCACCCTTCTCATCGATTGCGACGCCCGCCTCGCGCTCCAGGTCCTCGGCCTTCGCTCCGGTTTTGGCCTGTTCTCGGATGCTACCGATGAGGGGGTTCACGAGTCCGGCGGCCAGGAGCCGCGGGGTTAATCGGAGCACGGGCTGCACCGCCACGTTGATGGTCGTCCCTGGCCTGAACCCCGGTATCTCGATGATGTCAGGCTCCGCCTGCGCCCTGATCTCGTCTATTGGCGTGACTTTCATGTCAACTCTCCTTCTAGGTGATCGCCACCGCGGTCTCGTTCATGATTATAGCCATGAGCCGGTGCTTTGCGGAGACGGTCCCGGTGGTGTGTATGAACCGGATGGTCGCCGTGATCTTGGCGAAGTCGCCCGAGTTGTCGGCCATCTCCCAGTCCGCCCCGGCCTGGAGCTTGCCCTTGTAGAAAACCACGTGGACGTCGCCTACATCGGCGTATGTCGCCTGTCCCTCGATCTTCACGTACTCGGCATCGTCTGCCGACGACAGGTCGTAAGTCTGGATCTCGTTCGGCGTGGTGCCCGTGTTCGCGACCGTGCCGCCCATGAGCATGTCGAGGATGTTCAGCGGGATCTTGGCGTTGGTAAGTTTGAGATCAACGTAGTCCGCGTGGGAGTAGAGGTCGATTATCACGCTGTCCCCGCGCAGTTCCTTGGTGATGAAGTGCGGAGCTACCCCCAGGCTGAGGACGCCCGGGATGTCCACCGGCGAGCCGTAGGTCGGGGAGCCTCCCGCGGTATCCGCCGACTGCAAGAACACTTTGGCGTCAGCCAACTCGAAAACCTTGGTTTCGGTTGTGAGAGCCATGTCTTTCGCCTCCTGTTAGCCTGTGTTCACAAATTGAATGGCCGCCACCGTCACGCTTGCCACCTGGTCATAACCCACGTTGACGTAGTTCGAGGAGTCGTTGAACCTCTTCGGATTGAACGGCCCGATCATCTTGTCGCCGCTCGTCTTGACCACGGTGACTGAAACATCGTGCATGGAACCCTGGTCGCACGCTGTCGGCGAATCGACTGTCACCGCGCAGTTCGAACCGCCGCCTGCGTTCTTCACCTGGAGGAACGTCCTGCCATCATTCGTGAAGTAGTTGCCCGCCGCCGCAGCAGCCGCATACGAGGGCGTTGTGCCCGCGATGGCGATCACCTGCACCGTCAGAGCCGTAGCCATGATCCTCTACCTCCCTTAACCCGTATTCACGAACTGGATCGCCGCCACCGTGATGCCGGTCACCTGGCTGTAGGTCGCCGTGACTTTGCCCGCCGAGCTGTTGAACCTCTTCGGGTTGAACGGGCCGATCATCTTGTCGCCCGTGGTGGCCCCGACAGTCACCGTGACGTCGTGAGCCTCGCCCTGGTCGCAGAGCGTGGGCGAGTCGACGGTCACCGTAGTCGAGGCGCCGGAGTTCTTCACCTGGAGAAAGGTCCTGCCGTCGTTCACGAAATCATTCCCGTCCGCAGCAGCCGCGCCGTAGGTCGGCGTAATCCCGGTAACGGCCATCACCTGCACCGTGAGAGTCACAATTGACACAAGCCTCAGCCTCCTTCGTCAGTCTCGCGTAGTCACGAGTTCAAGGTTGAACACCCAAAACCACCTGCCGTTCTGATCCTGGCCCATGAGTTCCGGGGGTTGCATCGCCTTGCAACTCGCTCGCCTGCCGCCGGGGAGGACGAGGCACCTAGCCCCCGGCTTATCCAGGAGGTTGAACACGCTCCAGGCCTTGGCGTAACCCGTGTCGTATCCCGAGTGCCTCACCCTGACCTGCACCGTGCGGCGGAGGTCCTGGAGCTGCGAGTAGGAGCCGGGACCTGCGGTGTCGTAGAGGACCACCACGTCCGCCGGTTCGTCGGGCTGCCGGTCGAGGAAGATGTCAGCGGCTACCGTGCCCAGCCCGTGGTCGTGCAAATGCTGGCCCAGGTCGTCCAGTAGAGACACGTCATTTGCCCCCCGTCACCTTTTCGTCCACTCGTGCGGCTATCCGCTCCGCCATGCCCTGCATCCTGGCGTTCATCGGTCGCTCAAGATACTTGCTGCCCTTGTAACCCGGGTGACTCACTTTCTTGCCCAGGATGACGTAGTAGCCGTCCTTCGATAGGCTGGGCAGTTGGCCGGAGCCGTAGGGGTTCGGGGTCTTGCGGCCCCCGCGCCTCCAGCGGCCTTCGGGCACGGCCAAGACTTGCGCCGCCACCGGCCTGATCTCGTGAGGAGCGAAGCCTTCGTGGACCAGCACCGCATAAGGAGCCGCCACGCCGCCGTATCCCACTTCGACGGTGGCGGTCGCTTCGTCAGGCTTCACATAGCCGGAGTTCTTGAGGGCGGCAACGTCCGTGTTGCCCACGTTGACTTCCTTCTTCGAGTCCGTCATCAGAAGTTCGGCTTCCTCGACCAGCGCCGAGAACGTCTCGCGAGGATACGCCTTCGCCAACTCCTTGAGCTGGGCTTGCAGCTCTTCCATGCCCTCGACCCTGACCTCGAACTTGCCCATCAGGTGAAGACCTCCACGTAGTAGGTCTCGCCCTTTTCGTCCGGCATCACCGTCGCCGAGATGATGGGCGGCTGGGTGCCGTCAGGCAGGGTCAGCCTGGCGTTCACCAGGTTCTGCGTCGTGGTGAAGCGGCTGGCAAGGATCGTGCCGTTGAGGTAGACCTGTACCGTGCTCACCCGTTCCTCGCCCTTCGAGTCCCTCACCATGCGGTTTCTCTGCACGACCCGGGCCATCTCCCGGAAGGGCTGGCCGTAGGTAGGTTCGGCGTGTGCGTTCATGCCCGTGCGCGGCTCCAGGATGACCTCCTGCTGGAACCATTCGAGGAAATCCTGCTCTACTCCGGTAGACATTCGCCCCTTCCCCCCGTCGCTACGCTTCCGGTTCTTCCGTCGCGGCCTGCTCCATCATGGCCTTCTTGAAGAGCGGGTCGCCCTGGTCGGCGGTCGTCGGGCCGCAGACCGCACCGGCCTGCTGCATGAGGTCCACGGCCAACTGCCGGTACGAAGCGACCTTCTGGCTAAGGCTGATCCTGAGGTCGCCGATGGACTTGTCGGCCAGGCGCGAGAACTTGGCTGCGATAGCCGAGGCCGCTTTGCTCGCCGTGACCGTGACGTTGATCCACGCTGCCAGGAGGTATGCGATCTCCAGGTCGGTCAGGAGCTGGTCGTCCGTGTCGGTGTCGCCAACCATGAACCTAACTTCATCCCTGGTGGAGGTCGCAGGGTCGGTGTACGTCCAAGTCATTTCCGCTCACCACCTAGAAAGACGCCCCAGCGTACTGGGTCGAGAGTTTCCCGTTGTCGCCAGCCCCGGCGGGCTGAACCTGAATCTTGAGGTTCGTGTAATAGGCCGTGACGGACTTCGTGGTCGGGGCCGCCGCCGCAGTCAGAAGGAAGGACGCCTCGACCTCGTGCGGGTATGTCGCCCCGCCGTCCATGCTGCCCAGGATTTTGGCGTTGAGGTTGTGGGTTGTAGCCGCAAATGAGAACGCTTTGGTCTTGAGGAGCATGCAATCCCAGGTCCCCGCGTCCGCCCATGTATCCGCGACGGTCGTGTAGTCGACGAAAGCGTCGTACAGAGCCACCAGAGGGCGTGTGCTGAGCCGTTGCTCGCCCATGTCATATCTCTCCTCTCTCCTACTGCACCGGAGCCGCTGGCTTCTCGCCCTCGTCAGCGATGAACGGCAGCAGCGCAACCATGTCCACCGGGCTGATCTCCGCCTTGTCGCCCAACTGCTCCAGGGTGAGCGGCCTGAACTCGAAGGCTACTTCGGTGCTCGCCAGGTCCTGGTATCCCTTGCCGAAGGCATCCTTGTCCGCCTCGGGGATGTTCTCGACATCGTACTGGTAGTCGCCCCGGTAGTCCTTGCCGCAGACGATCCTCGCGCCCGCCTCGTCGATGCGGAACCTCACCGGAGTCCCGTCCTCGGCTTTCAGGGAATACTCCTCCAGGAGCCTGAGCCTGGCGGTCTGGAAGTCCTGGAGCTCGCGCTGCGCCCTGGCTAGGAACTTCCCCAGCCAGTAGGCTGATTTGATAGGCAGCTTCTGGGTCAGGATGCCCTGGAGCGAGGAAACGGTGGTCTGGAGATCGCCTAGCTTGAATATCATCCTTCGGTCATCCTCCTTGGATTGCAAAGAGAGGGGAGGCCCCTTTCGGAGTCTCCCCGGTTGAGTTACGCCACGCTGTTGCATATGATGGCGTATGCTACGCCGTCGATGTCCACCTTCAAGTACCTCTTGGTGGTGCCCGTCGGTTCAGCAGCGACCAGCATATCCCTGGCACCGCCGGGTTGGATGGTGAGGAAGTTGTCCGGCAAATTGATGCCCTGGAAGTAGATGCCGGTCTTCGCCACGCCCAATTCCTGCAAGGCGCACACGATAAACGCGTCGAGGCCCGTGCCCTTCGTGGTATTGAACTTGTGCAGGAATATGTTCGAGAAGTAGTCGGTCGCGCCCAGTTCCTTCATGTCCACGACCAGCCCGCTGACCAGGTTGGTCGCCAGGTTGGGGCTGCCACTCAGGGGCATGCGGATGTACATGCCGTTGATGTTGCCCGTCCCGGCCACCGTGACCTGATCCAGGATGCCGTTGAACCGCGTCGACGCGCCGCCGGTCCTGCTGCCGCCAGCGGTTACGAGAAGGGAGACCGCGTTCCCGACGCCAGTGCCGAACGTGGTGCTGTCGGTCAGGGTGATCCCCAGGCCGTTGTCAGCATCCGTGCCCGCTATGGTGCCGAGGGCCAGGTCAAGTGCCCCTGCCGCGCTGTTGTTGAGGGTCGCCGCATTACGGAACCTCACGTCAGCCGTCGGGGTCCCCATGCCGTTGAGGTCGATGCCGTAAGTCCAGTTGCCTGCTGAGGGTGCCAGCACACGCACGCCCGAAGCGACCCCTGTGATGGTGCCGCCCAGGTTCCCGCTTACCGAGACACCGGCAGCCTGAGAACTTGCTGCCAGAGTGCTGCCGGATGCCAGATCCAGCGAGGCGTGCAAGGCTGATACGATTGCTCGCGCACCGGCGCTGTTGTCAATGGTCACTCCCGTAGGTATCAGGAAATGAGCCCAGACACCCGACAGGTTGCCGATGCCCGTGTAGTTGGCATATACCCACTGCGAGGCGTGCAAGGCACTGGCAGACACGGCGATCCCGCCAGCGACGACCTTGGTTAGGATGTGCCGGACCATGACGGATTCAGTAGAACCTGCGGTCATGGCCACCCCGCCGTCATCGGCGAAGAAACCCGAACCCTGATAGTTCGTGGCGTTGAGGGCCACGCCGCTGCCAGACGCGGTAGCGGAACTGCCGACGCGGATGCCCCGCGTGACCGTGGCCGGAAGGACGATACCCGTACCATCGACCCGGAAGACCTCGGCGATAGTCGCGCCGCCAGTGACCGTCTCGACCGTGAAGGCTCCAGCTTCCGCGCCCGCAGTAACGCCCGTCATCAGGGCCTTGAGATTGACGACCGCCTTCTGCGCGGGAGTCGTATTCATCCCCGAAGCGATGAGCTGCCAGATCACGTCGTTGGCTGAACAAACTGCCGCTGCGCGGGCCTTCGTCGCGGTCCAGGTCACGCCGGTCGCGTCAACTTCGATGTTCTTCGAGGCTATGTTGCCGAGAGAGTTGACGCTGAACCTGGTGGCAGCAGCCGAGTCGGTGACTATGAAACTGGTCGCGCCTGCGGCTTCGGGAAGGACCACTGTGACATCTGCCATCAGTTCGAGACGAACCGACGCAGCCGCACCACCGAACATCGTACTGAAGAATATCCGACCACTCTCCGTGCCAGCCCCAACGTTCATTATCTGGGCCACCATGTTTCCCACGGTCTTTAGGGCAGGAGTCGCGTTCATACCTTGGAAGTCCAACTGGTAGATGGTGTCGGTGGCCACGCAGACCGCACCCGCCGCGCGAGACTTCTTCGAGATCCAGTAGGTGCCCGAGGCATCGGCTTCCTTGTTGTAGGAAGTGATGTCGCCCGCCGTCGAGATCCCGAACTCGGTGAGGTTCGCACCGAAGGCAACGGCGCCCTTGGCGTTGACTGCGCCTGCCGCAGACACCGTGAACATGGTGCTGACGACCGCGATGGAGCCATCTGCCGCCACCGTGAACTCGGTCCCGTTCGTACCCGCACCGATGGTGCCCTTGAGAAGCGTATTGCCTGATGCGGCGGTCACGACGAACTTACTAGCGCCTACGGTGAAGTCTCCGGTAGACTTGACCGTGCTGGCCGCAACGACCGCACCGGCAGCCGATACCGTGAACCCGGTCGTCGCTATCGCGAGAGAACCGTCAGCCGCCACAGTGAATGTGGTTCCGTTGGTTCCTGCGCCGAACGTGCTCTTGAGCACCGTGGCTCCTGAGGAAGCCGTCACCACGAACTTATCCGTACCGACCTGGAAGTTCACCGTGGAGTTGACCACGTCCGCGATGGAGAGCCGCTCCGCTAAGGCCCCGTTGACCGCCGTGAGGAACGAGAGCGAACCGTCCTCGGACCCTGCGGTCTTGTCGGTGAGGATCGCCTTGAGTTCCGCGACCGTCACGAGTGCAGGCGTGGCGTTCATGCCCTGGGCTATGATGTCGAGCAGCACGTCGTTGTTCGAGCACGCCGCACCCGCCGCCCTGGATTTCTTGACCGTCCATGTAGTCCCGGTGGCGTCAGCCTCCTGGTTGTAGGAGGAGAGGTCAGCCGAGGTCGCATTGACCGTGAACTTGGTTGTATTGACCGAGAAGTTTCCGACTACGTTGAGGGTCCCGGAGAAGGTGATCGCCGCGACCGTGAACGCGAGGACTCCGCTCACCGCGTTGTCGATGAGCGCCCCGTTCTGGAGCCGGAAGTCGCTGGTGAACGCCTTGTGGTCCGTAGGCGTGCCGCCGTTTACGTCGACCGCGATGCTCGTTGTCTGGGCCGCAGACGAGTTGTTGAAGATCACGAGGCCCTGGGCGAGAGTCGAACTGCCTCCGTTCGCGCCGTCGAGCGAAACCTCGAAACCCCTAATCGTGGTGCCGGTCTTGGTCTTGACGTCGACTGAGACGTAGACCCCGGTGAGGCCGTCGATGTTGGCGCCGTTGCCCGACGGGTCCGCGGCCCGCGCCTTGATCTCCGCGCCCCTGATGGTGCCGGTGCCCGTAGTCGTGCCGTTGGTGGCCACGGCGTAGATGCCTCTGAGCGTCCCGGTGAGGGCCGTGGAACCCTGGGTGATCTGGGCGTAGACGCCGCTCGCGCCGTTGGCGACCTCGCAGACCTGCTTCTGGTCGAGACCGCCGACCAGTTGCCTGCCTCGGGTTGCTCTGTTGTACACTTCAGTTCATCCTCCTTAAATTCAGAGGGCGAGCCCGGATGCTGAATTTCCCCCGGGCCTCGCCCTTCGGACGAGTCTGCCGCTATCTCCCTAAGACACAGGCCCCAGGGGGGGCTACCTCCTGGAGCATCTTCTCCTCCCGCTCCTCGCGGGCGTCCTGCTGAACCGGACTCAGAGCGCGGCCGGAGTGCCGCTTCTTGCCGTGGGCGTCCCTCTCCGCGAAGCCGATGAACTCCGCCCCGCATGCGGCGCAGACGAAGGTCTCCGCGTGCTTCTGGAACGCCGAATCCACGACGCCGAAGTAGCCGAGGCGCACGAGCTTCTCGTCGTTCCTAGCCCCGACTAGTTCGGTTATCTGCCCCCGGTCCAGCTCCTTGCCGGCGTACTCGAAGGGCCGCTTGGCCCAGTACCGTTTGGCCATTACACGATCACCGCCGAAGCGTAGAGCCCGGCATCAGCGCCGACTCTGCGCTGGTCGAAGTACGTGTTGCCCTCTATGATGTCCACCTCGCGCTCCTCGTCCCTCATGCGCTTGATGTACTGGAGCGCGTTGGCCACGACCTGCCAGACGAAGGTGTAGCAGGCAGCCGGGGTCATGAGGCTCGGAGTCGCGGGGACATAGAGCATCAGGGCGTTCTTGCCCCAGATGCGGGTGTACGTCACGCTGGCCTCAGCCGTGCCCTCGGCCGTGGCGGTGTAGAGAGCCTTGCCGATGAACACCCTGTCGAGCTCAGCCAGGGTCTTGAACAGGTCGAGAGACACTTGCCCCTTCTGCGTGTACTTGATCGTGTCCACGAGGTCGGGGTGCCACTTGAGTATGCTCCAGACCTGCTTGCCCATGACGAACGTTCCCGGCTCGCGGCCGATCAGGGCCTCGACGGTGTCCCGCCAGTCCGTTATGTCGGTGAGCGGGGAGCTGTTCGCGTAGTCGCTCCACTTCGTGAAGTCCGTGGTGCCGACCTTGTTGGTCGTCCAAACACTGGTCGTGAACAGGGTCGACGCGAAGTTCCGCTCCCTCCTGAGCTGGATCTTGTCCGTCACGAACTCCGTGGCCTCACGGTCGAGGTTGAACGGCGCGTCCGCGTTGGCGCGATCCTGGTCGGCGATCTCCTTGCGGTAGCTGTATTCCGGGCAGAAGTACGTGTTCGTGAGGTCAACCGTCCAGCCGCCGCCCTCCGACTTCGTTCCGGGAGCCCTCAATTTCGCTTCGTCGCGGAACCAGTGGGACTTGTCGTACTGCGGGATGAAGTCCGATTGCTTCTTTACTTGCACGATGGGGCAAATCTGGTCGGCGATGTATTCCAGGTTCTTGTAGCCGACCGAGATGTTGGTGAGCAATCCGTCTACGTGCAGATCACTGCCTAGAGGTCCAGGCATGTCTAAACTACCTCCTCAGATTATCCAGAGAGAACCTATACGTTGAGCTGGAACGGGCCGGTCAGCTTCACGCGGATGATGGTCCCGAGCGCGGTGGATGCATCCAGGGCCTGGCCCAGGACGTAGTCCTTGTTCGTGGACTTCTTGATCCCATGGCCGCTCGCATCGGTCCCGATCCAGTTCCCGACGCTGATACCCGTGCCACTGCCGTCCGAGTACACCTTGGAGATGCCAAGGAACATCACGGCTGCGGCTTCATCCTCGTCGGGTTCGTTCTGCAAGACGCCGTAGGGAATGTCCCCCGCGCCGTCGCAAACGTCAACCTGGTCCGCTGCGCTCAGCTCCACGATGTGGTACTGGCAGGCGGTCAGGTCGTTCTCAGCTTTTGCCGAGTGAGTCCACAGACTGAACTCGGTCGCCATTGAAGTGATTCCTCCCTCAAATCCTCCAAGAGATGCCTATACCTTGACTACCGTTTCTTTCTTGTACTGCTCGTAAAGCTCGGGGTGCTCGGCCATGACCTTGCCCATAGCCTCGGCCGAAGTCGCCTTCGCGTCCTTCTGGACGATGCCGGCCACCATCTGCATGACCTTCTCGGTCGCAGACCCGGCTACCGGCGCGCCGCCGCCCCTGCCGAGCTCCGCGAACAGCTGGCCCTTGGCGATGGCTTCGCTGGACGCCTTGAGCACGGGGTAGAGCTTCGCGTAGAGCGCGGGGTCCTTTTCCTCGATGCCCTTGAGGACCGCGCCGAGGTCCTCGGCCTTGGCCCCCGGAAGGTCCGCCAGTTCTGCCGCTGCCTTCTCGACGTACTCCTTCAGGACGCGCTTGTCGCGCTCTTCCTTGGCCACTTTCTCGGCCTCGATGGCGCGCTTGGTAATGGCCTCGTTCTCTTTCCAGAGGGCCTCGATGGCCGGCCGGACAGCCTCGGGAACGCCGGAGAAGTCCATCGTACCGTCGGCTTTCTTGACGGGGAAGGTGTACTTATCCTTGTCCTTGTCCGCCTGCTTCTTGGCCTCTTCGACCTTCTTGGCCTCTTCCTCTTGCTTCTTCTTGTCTTCCTCGTCTTTCTGCTTCTGCGCCGGCTCAGGGTATCCGTAGCCGCCCAGCTCAGCCAGGGTCTTCAGGACATCCTTCGGCAGTTCGTCCTTGTACGCGCCGAGCAGCCTGAGAGCGCCCTTGACAGCGTTCTGGCCCTTCTCCGAGAGCTTGGCCGCCTTGAGCACCTTGTCCACCTTTTCCTCATCCTCGAGATCCGTCTCAAGGACTGCCTTCAGGATCGCTTCGTCCAACATCCCAGATTCCTCCTCAGACTTCAAGATGAGAAACTTTTTCCTATTTGCCATCTTAGGCACCATCGCCACCTCAAGGGCGTCGAGGTCCTTAAGCCTTTGCGTCATGCGACCGCCTCCCGAACTCCGAAACCTCCGACAGAGAAGCCTTGATATTCGCCCTGCTTGATGGCGGACCAAAGCTTGCTGTCAGAGACATGTACCCCCAACACCCAGCTCCCCTTCTTCACCTTCTGACCCCCCATTTCGAACGCATCGGGGGCCACGTAGGACTCGACCACTTCGGCGTCGGCCTTCTTCGAATGCCGGTCGCTGATTACCCGCGACTTCACGAGGAAACGGTGCGCCGCCTTCTCGATCTCATCGGCGGAGATCACATCGCCCTGCGTGTCAACAGTCTCAGGTTCAAGCACCACGCCGTAGACCAACTGCTTCTCATCGTCGGCCTTGAGGATCTGGGCGAAGTACTCTTTGGCTACCCTGGCGGAGGTCACGTCTATCAGCCTCGGTTTGCCACCTTCCTCGGGGTCGCGCCAGATCAGGTGCCGTTGTCCCTTGCCGCGAAGCTCGCTCGTCACATCAGCGAGGTCGTGGGCCTTGGCATAAGGCGTTTGCGAGGTTGGCTTATCTATCAGCCAGACTCTCCGCCCGCCGATAGGCGCGAACTCGACGAGGAACCGGCCCTTGAGCTTCTCCCCGTGGAGGAATACCTCGAACATGTGCTCCCGCCAGCAGCCCATCTCGTAGGCGCCGCGGTCGTAAGCGAAGAACTTGCTGTACTTCTCGCTGGTCGCCCCGACGCCGCCGGGCTCAGTCACCATCGGTTTTCCAACACCGACATCGAGCCAGGCTGAGGGCTGAGCCAGCTTGAACTGCCCTTGCAGGTTGTCGTCCTGCGGGAGCGTCGTCAGGCGGTCGCCGCCCGCCCTGCGGTTGTCTTGCGTCGTGCCCAGGAACACGCTGAAGCCCCAGAGTTTCCCATCGGCTTCAAAGCGCAGGTCACCGTGCAGGCTGTGGGAGGTGTCGAGCAGCTCCTTCTCATCGAGCTTGCTCTCGTCCTCGGAGAGCCCGCGAAAGTGATGGTGATAGGTATAACGCCCTTTGCCATCGGGCGGGAACATCCGAAACCAGTTGTCAGCCCAGAACTTGGCCGCGGCCTCGGCCGTGGTCTCGCCCTCGTCGTCGGCCTTCTCAATGGTGCCAGTCTTGAGCCATCGGGCCAGTGCCCTATCCCAGGCGTCATCGCTCCAGCCTAGTTCCTTGACCTGAGCCTTGCCAAGAACCTTATCGAGCGGAGGCTCGCAGTTGAATGCCCCAACATCCGGCATCTTCACCGCAATCCACCGGGCTTTACCGCTTTCCACAAGGTAGTACCGCTCGCCCCAGCCATCGTTGATCCGCCAGATGGAGCGACCACTCTCCGAAGCCACTTCCCTTGTGCTGTGGCGCTCGACATTCTCCCCGGAGTCCCTCATGGTTGACGCATAAGCTTCCTCGACCATGGCCTTCGGATCGGCCTTCTTCACTTCTTCCAGCGCCCGCCCTATCTGCTTGAGCTTCCGCGCCAGCTCGCCGGAGTCGCCGAACCTACGGATCGCGGAGGGGTGAGGCAGCGTGAAGTCCGCCCGGTCGCCCAGCGCCGCCTTAGCCGTCTGGCCCAGGGCCACCACGATACCGGGCTGCACCTCGTCAAGTTGCCTGGCAAGCCACGGCTTCCACTCCTCGACTTCCGCAGGAGTAGGTTCGCGGACGTTGCCCTTCTCGTCGGTAAGGTAGAGGGGCACGGTGTTGGTCAAGAAAACATCCTTGCGGCTGAGGCCGAGGGGCGTCAGGTACGACTCGTTCAGCACCGCGCCGGCAGGACCCACGAAAGGCTCGCCCCGGGCGGCCTCGGTCGCTCCAGGGGATGCCCCGACGAACATGATCCTGGCATCCTTGGGCCCGGCGCCGGGCACGATCTCGCCCACGGACTTTTGCAGGACCTGGCCGCGCTCGGCTACGTCGATGGCCTGGGCCGCGGTGTACGGCTCCTTGCGCGTGTCGTCCACGTCCACCGGCCGCGCCCCGAGCCACGCGAGGTGCTTCTTCTCCTCGTCGGGAAGGAGTTCCAGGATTTCGACCGTTATCACATCGCTGACCTGGGCCTTGACCTGGCTGGTCGAGAACGTCTTCCCCAGGTCGATGTATTCCTTGTCCCCGACCTTCCGGGTGTTCTTCCAGTCCATGCCCACGCTCGGCAGGAGGCCGCAATAGTAGTTCACCGTACCGGGAGTCTTGGTCTGCTGGACTTCCAGCACCTTCACTTTGAGCTCGCAAATTTTCTTGAGCTTACTCCAAGAATCCGTTACCCCGTCCAGCTCGTACTTCCCGCTCGCCGTCTTAGCCACGAGACCCTCGGAGCGGTCCTGGCTGAACGCCCACCTGGCCGCCACCTTGAGCTCGGGCAGCGTCTCGACCCAGCGGACCTCGGTGATGCCGAAGCCGGTCTTGCCCTTGAGGTGCTTCTTGTCGAACTCCTCAAGGCTCTCTCGCCGCTCCTCGAAGGGCTTGTCGTGCAAGTCCTCCTGCCAGTACGGCAGGTCAAAGGCGGTGAGCACCGGCGTCTCGTCCTCAGCGAACTCCGGCTTGTCGGCGTTGAACCGCATGAGGTCGGGCCTTGGCTCCCGCTTGCCGCCCCTCAGGATCCCGATGTCGCAGTCCAGGATGAAGTCGGAGTCGACCTTCTCCAGCGCGGCTTTGAGTCCGGGGAACTTGCCGAGTTGGTCCTTGCCCATCTGGCCCTCGAACCAGAGTTCGACGCGGGAGGCCTTGCGGATCGCCAGGGACCGGAAGCCATTCAGCTTCGGTTCAACATCCGCCTTGCCCTTATCCTTCGCCCACTTCTCCCAGAGCTCGTCTACCGTGTAGAGTTCGGTGTACAGCGCCACCTGCGGCTTCGGAGGGACGAACCTGTCGAAGGGTTCCAGCGCCGCCTTACTCACGCCTTCCGGCTTGCGCAGGATGCCTCGGACGTACACGAGGTCGCCGTTCTCGATTTCCTCGAGCTTCTCGACCTCGAACTTCGGGCGGCCTTCGAGGAGGTTATCCTGCGTCCAGAAGGCGAAGGCGGACTTGTTCCACCAGGAGCGGTGAGAGGGATGAGCGAATGCACCCTCGCCCTTCGTGCTCGGCACCTCGAACACGAACCGCCCTCCCGGCTTGAGCACCCGGTGGACCTCCGCCATGATGCGCTCCTTGTCCGAGAGGTGCTCCAGGACGTGATTGGCGCGGACCTCGCTGGCGGAGGCGTCGGGGAGAGGAATCCCGGATTCCAGGTCCGCTACCTTGTCGACCTTCGGGCCGGGGATCTTGTCGATACCCAGATAACCATCGGGCCGGGAATCGCGACAGCCCAGATCGACCCGAAGGGCTTCTGCCTTGGCAACCCGCGCTGGCTTGAAGTTCATCACCAGGAGTTCGTGGCCTGTCCTCCAATGTCGCGATGCTGGCATCCCCGGGCCCGTCGCAGTGCGAGGCACTTCCACTTCCTTGATCGTCCACGCCTTCGATGCCTCGACCAGGTCTAGCGATCCCTTGTTGCAGGACAGGATGAACTTGCCCCTCACGGAGGCGAGCACCTTGACCAGTTTCTGAAAGTGCTCGGTCTCATCCTTGTCCCCAGGGTAATCCACGGTGTCGCCCGCCGGATAAGGCGGGTCGAGGTAGAAGAGCGTCGACGGCGCATCGTGCTCCTTGATGACCGATAGCGCGTCCATGTTGAGCAGGGCCACGTCTTTGAGACGTTCCTGCAGTTTCTGTAACCGCTCGATGGAGACGTTGGCGACATCGCCGATGCCGCGGGCATGTATGAAGTTCCCTGCCTTGGCGTGTGCGCCCTGAAATCCAAACCGCGAGATGTACCACACACGGTAAGCGTGGTCTGCTAACCCCTGGGGATGCGAGTTGGCGAGCCGGTCGAACCGTTCTTCATTCGCTTCCCAGTTCCGCCCCGCAAAGGCGGTCAACTCTTCATCAGAGGCGCCCTTGATGAACCTGTAGACGCTCATGATCCCGGCGTCGCTGTCGTTCAGGACTTCCTTGGGGGACGGCTCCTTTGCCCAGAAGACCTTCGCCCCGCCTGCGTAAGGCTCGACATAGGCGGTGTGCTCCGGGAATAACGCAATAATCTCGTCCGCGATCCTGGACTTGCCGCCCACGACGTGGATCGGCCCGAGCAGGCCGCCCTCCTTGACCACCTGCCGCTTCGGGTCCTCGCGCCTGAGCACCAGACTATAGCAGGGCACGAAGTCAGCGTGGCTCCCCTGCGGCGAGTCGATGAAGTGCAGGGTCCCCTTCTTCTCCGGGTCCAGCACCTTCCTCACCGGCAGCCATACGTTGTCCGACTGGATCAGGAAGTGCTCGCCGCCGCCGTCGCGGTTGGCGCGGATCAGCACGTCTATGTCGTTCGGCTTCTCCTTGCTCACGGCGGAGCCTACCACGGAGACGAAATTGGGCACGACCACGACCTCCGCAGGCAGGTTTGCAAGCTTCGCCTCGATGCTCTGGGCCTTCTTCACGCCCTGCAGCTTGCGGGCTTCCTGGACGAGGTCGGAGGACTCGTCGTAGTGGATTCCCCGACGTTCCAGTTCTTCCAGCGCGAACAGGGCGGCGTTGACCACGCCCTCGACCGGGTCTCCCCGCTTCTTGGCCGCGCCGTACCACTGATGCAGCCTAAGCCAGGCCATCCGCACATCATCCTCCGGCGCGTCCTTGAGCTTCTCCGGCCGGATGTCAGCGAGCGCCATCTTCTCCAGGAACGATGGCTCCTCAGGCTCGCGCCAGCGGGCCTTGCCGCCGGCCGAGGGCAGGGCGAGCTTGTGCAACTCCGTCATCAGCCACGACGGGAGATACTTCTTGGCGCTATTGAGAAGTGCTTCGAGGTACTCGGTCGTGGGCACTAGTCTCGCCTCCGCGAAAGACCTGCTGCGCACCGGCATCCTGGATGAGCCGGGGGACCTGTAAGCCCTCCTGGAAAGACTCCGCCGATGGGAGCCCGCTCGCCGTCCAGGTCGAGGCACTCCTGGCACGCTCTGTCGTCCGGCGTGGTTATCCACTCCATCTCGAACTCGTCGGGGTCGATGAGGCCGGCATCCACCGCCTGCTGCCAGCTTTCTTGCTGACCGGCGTTGGCTGCAGAGATGGTTTCCGTCCGTCCGATGAGTTCCGCCCTGTCTCTCAGCAACCGCCCCGCGTACCTCTCCGCCTGCCAGTCCGCCCGTTCCTGGGTGATGCCCGCCTCCAACTGCCGCGCCTTGAGGTTCTCGACCGCACGGCTCTGCCTTTCGGTGAGGCCGATGTGGCCCTGGATCATCTTCGCCTGCTGGTAGGGATGGCCGCCCTGCTCGAAGGCCCGCTGCACGATATCCTTCACGGCGGCTATCGTCTCGTCGCTGACCTGCCTGATGAGCTCTCCAGTGTGCTGGGTGACGAAGCTGACCGCCCTCGGGTTCAGCACGTCGAAGGTGAGGCTCACCTTGAACTGCCGCTCCATCCTGGCGGCTACCGACGTGCCGACCGCAGCCACCAGACCCTGGAGGATGTTCTGGACCTTGACCGCGTCCATGCCGAAGTCCTGGACGCCGACTATCGCCTGGGCCTTGACAAGGTCACGGGCCTGCAGGGCGTCCGCCAACTCACTGACAGCGACCCTGCCCTTCGCCCGCTCGACCGACTCCAGGAACTCCTGTTGCAGAGGCTCCAGCCTGGCGTCCGCCAGCCGGTGTATCAGCCGCCACTCCGGTTCCTGGGCCTGGGCCGCGGCCTTCTTGATGTTGACCGGCGCAGGCCTCACGACGAACATCAGTCCTCAGTCCCCTTGGCCGGCATGTGCGCGACCTGGCGGATGTACTTCTCCAGCGTCTCGTCGGGGAAGAGCGGCGCACCGGCCAGCGCCATCTGCGCGAGGAAGGCACCGAGCTCGGCCAAGTCGACGTCTTCGAGGTCCCCGTGGGCCAAAACCGGGTATTCCTTGACCTTGAAGCTGTTGAGTTTGAAGAGCCTCGGTATGGCGTCCGTGTTGAACACGTCCTGGACCTCGTCCAGGAACGCGCCGATGGCGACGGCGAAGAGGTGGGTCTTGCTGGATGCCAGGGCGAAGCTCCCCACCTTCTGGCTGCCGAGCAAGATGAAGTCAGCCAAACAGGTGGCCGCGATCTGCGTGTTGTAGCGGTTGATCACCGTGTCCGTCGCGAACTGCCTCGTGCCGCCGGTCGAGAGGAGGGTCAAGTCGTAAGTCTTGTTCCCGCTCGCGTCGTAGACCAGCGGCATCAGTATGCCTTCCTGCTCGTCGCGCCGGATGCTCGTGGCGAGGGTCTTGTAGGCGTCCCGGACCGTGACCTCGGCGGCGGTGGTCGGGTTGGCGACGTTAGACGGCACCCAGACGACGGGCAGGCCCGCCAGGTCGCGCTCGACGCCGATACCCTCGATGACCTCTATATTTTTCTTAAAATACCATGATCTGTAAGAATTGCGTAAAATCGAGCGCCCCTCGGGATTCCCCTTCGTCGTCTCGGTGCGGAAGAGCAGCGCCTTCTCGATGGGGATCGTCCTCAGCTTGTAGTCCGGCGGGGCGCTCTGCGTCATGGCCGTGAGATCGCCGGCATCGTTGAATACCCACTCCAGGAGGGAGGTCTGAGCCCGGATGGGAATCTTGCGCCAGCCGATGCGTCCGTCGTCGTACTTGCTCCGCTTCGTCGGGTCTGTGGAGTCCCCGCCACGGCGCTTGTAGACCAACTCACAGAAGGCCCAGCCGTACACCAGCATGGACAGGGCTTCGCTGATCACGTCCTGCCAGGACTCCGACATGTCGCCACGACATGACTCCAGGAACTGGGCCGCGTCCCTGGCCTCCGCCGATTCGTCTGCCGGGTCCACGCGCCAGTCCACCTGCCGGCAGAGCATGCGAATGGCGAATAGGACGGCGCCGATTATGGGGTCGTTGTCGGACATCTCCCGGTAGACCGTGGCCGCCTTGGTCCCGGCCAGTTCGGTGAGCCATTCCTCGGAGATGTAGCCGCCCCACCTATTTAAGCCGGTGCTGCCTAATTCCACCAGGGGCTTGAACTTCACCTGCTCTTCGGCCAATGGTCAACGCCCCTTCCACTTGCTGCGGGACTCAAGAGTGACGGGTAACACCAAGGGCGCGGCCGGCGAGCGGATATACGAATACACCGCATACCTCGTCGCGTCCATGCCGTGGTCGTTCACCTTGGCGGGTTGCTCCTTGGCGCTCCGGCCCTCGGCGGCCGGCAACCAGGCGTACCCCTGGATCTCGTCCTCCGTGCAGGTCGGCTTGCCCTCGGCCTCCAGCGTGGTGTCCTTCTCGACCGAGCCGTCAGCGATGAAGTACAATCGCGGCCGGCCCCGCACCTCGTCCACCTGCAGGAGCGAGTACACGGACTGGATGCCTGGGCTGACATCCTTGACCGCCGCGACCGTGGGCACCCCGTGCCTCTCCAACGTAGCGCGGTCCTCCGCATCGTGGTCAGCGTATGTCGCGAGTACCCTCTCGCCGACGCTGAGGCGCACGATGTCTTTCGCCAGGTCCTCGACCAGCCTCCGCGTCCGACATATCTCCCGGTAGCGGAACCAGTCGCCGTCCGGGGATATGGCCCACCACTGGCAGACGAAGGGGTTCGCGTACCCGAAGTCCACGCTCCGAACCCGCGTCCAGTCCGCGGGAATCCGCTTGTACCCCGTCAGATCCTCGAACTGCCCCCAGGTGATGAGGTGGGTCAGCGGGTCGTAAACGTCGTAGACCAGGCCCTCGAAGCCGACCCACTTGCCCAGGACGAAGCGGTCGCGGTAGCGGCCCTTGAAGCCGTCGAGCCTGACCCGGTAGTCCTCTGGATTGCAGGTGTTCTCCAGCGCGTTAGCCTCGACCACCTCGCCCAACCGCTCCTCGAAGAAATGCTTGTATGCCCAATGCTTCGGGTGCGACGGGTTGGTGGCGCTGAACGCCTGGCGGAAAGGCAGGACCTTCCCGGCGGCCAGTTTCGTCAGCCTCAGCCGGCCGAGGAGCATCGTGTAGTCGTCCTCGGTCAGCTCGATGATCTCGTCGACGCCCACGAACCCGAGTTCGAGCGAGCCCCACTTCTGCGGGTCGTCCAGACCGCCGAAGATGAGCTGACTGCCATTGACAAGCGTGATCAAGTCCTCGGACTTGTTGTATTTCAGGATGAACTCCGGCGGGCAGGCGTCCTTGAAGAAACTCCTGAGCGTCGTATGCGTCAGGCTCTTTCGCGTCTTGCGGAAGATGCCGCCGAAGTTGCCCGGGTACTTGAGGCTGAGGAACAGCGCCTTCTCGCAGAGGACCCGCGACTTCCCCGCGCCGAATGCCCCGGAGTACATGAGCTCAGGCGCCATCGACTCCATGAACCGCTTTTGCCCGGGGAAAGCGACGAACCTGTGAGCTGGGCGGATCACCTTACTGCGGGTCAGGGTACTTGCTCTGGTCGAAGTCATACAGTTTCAGCGGGATAGGCCCGCCGTTAGGCCCGCTTATCTCGTGCCTCTGGGGCTCGCCGAGGAGTACCTGGGTCTTGTCGATCATCGTGCCGGCGACAATCGCTGAGTCCTTCGCCCCGGCCTTGTGGATCGTCTCGGCGTCCCGGAGGTGCTCCATGTACAGGGTCGCGATCTCCCAGGCCCGGGCCACCGCCGCGAGGCGCTGCTTCATCCGCTCGTCCTCGATCTCGTCGGGCGGCTGCTTAACGACCCAACGCTTCACGGTGGAGACTGCGGCCCTCACCGCTCTGGCGGCGGCCGACAGCGAGCCGGTCTGCACATAGACGGCCAAGGCTCGTTCCTTCGCTTCGTCGGTCCAGACCTTCCGCTTCTTTGCCTTCCCGGCCACGGCCGTCACCCTCCCTTACTCGGGATCGCGCCCCGAAACTATGGGCCCCAGGTCTGACGAAACGCGCTCAATCTGCACTTCTTCCTTGGGCCACAGATCGGTTGCCCAGTCCCGGATGTTCTGCGAGAACTCCTGATAGACGAACATGGCTTTGGCGTTGTTCGTGTCGAAGATCAGTCGGGAGACAGCCTCCTGGGGATCGCAGCCATGCCGAGCAGCGTCGGTCTTACTGACGTACCCCTGGCAGGTCTTATCGACCCTCTCTGCCGTGCAGATGCATGACCACGACATGATGCTGACCTCGCCGCAGGTGCGGGGGCTGGCGCGCCCCTCAATACGGAAGCCGTTGTTGTACAGGCCGATGCGTATCACCCGCGCTCGCCTCCCCAAATGAAAGCGCCCCGGTGGTCGCCGGAGCGCCGTTATGTCCTCGATTACGTCCGCCTGCTACTTGGGTTTCTCGGACTCCTCCTCGTTCGGCTGCTGGAACACGTGATACCCGTGCTTGCCTATCGTCTCGTAGTGATACCTGCAGGAACAGGTTAGGTCTATACCGTGAGCCACCAGAATCCCCGCCAGCGAGACCCGTATATCCAAAAGGTCCGCATCCGACACCAGAACTTGCGTCATCAGCGGATCGCTGCGGTCTCTGACGATAGCGACGTTTGGCTGAGCGGTCGACACGGACTGAACTCCTTCTTGGGGCAAGTCCTTCCCCACCCAGCACCATATCACGTCACCTTGCGGTTTCCCTTCTAGGTGCCTCGAATTCGCAACCAAAACACCGAAAATATACCTTGGGGTACGAGTGCCAAATACCCTGCTACAACCGCGCGAACAACCTTGAGGTTTTTGTCCACAACCCCCTCCGAGAGGTCGGACTGTGTTACCTGCTCCTTGTAGGTCCATCCCCAGCGGTATTTTCGCCGCGCCAGCTTGCGGAGTTCAGGGGTCAGCGCGTCCCATCCACGCTTCACCGCATCGAGGACCATCGTGATCTCGGCCCGGTCTATCGCCAGCCGCTCGACCAGGCTGCCGTGACTTACGCCGCGGGATGGGATCGTTATGAGCCCGCTAGTCCGGGTACCGAGGTTCTCCACCTCGCGGCGCAGGTCGCGGTAGTTGTAGAGTAGGTAGTCTATGGCTTTCACCGGCAGGTCGTAAGGCAACCGGGACACCTCCTCCACTCCAGATCAATCCAGTAAGGCAACATCATTCACCGCGGCGGCAGAACCAACCGCCGCCTGTACCCGAGCAAGCCCTTTTCTTCCCACCTCAGCCACAGCCAGACGATGGCAAACGCCCCGGTCACGACACCCGCCGCGAACGCCAGGACCATCGGCCAGAAGCCGGGCGTGAGCCAGGTCATCCCCGCTTCCCCCTTTGGCCCGCCCACCATTTTCTCGCCGCTCTCACCGCGACGCCGACGAACTCCACGGCGCCGACGACGATATAAACGACGAATATGACCGCGATTGCCCCTATCACGATGTCCCCGATTTTCACGCCAGCACCTCCCCTACCACGAGCAGGATCACCGCGACCACGATCCCCTGGATCCACCAGAAGGGATCCCGGCCCGAGGTTTCGTACTCGTGGCCCTTCACGCCGGCGAACATGCCGGCAAGGAGGCAGAGGGCGGGGATCATGCCAACTCCTCGAACAGCGCTGGCTGTTCTGCTTCGTCGTCCTGTGCCTTGGCCTGCTTCTTGTAGTTCTTCGGCATACTGCCCTTTAGAGCCGCACCCACTCCAGCTGACGTAAGAAGGCTCTTCCGCAGCGCTTCCCAGGGTCCGAAGCTGCCGTCCTCAAGCACACGGCAAAGAGCGTCCACAACGGGTACGCCCTCGGGCGTCGTCATGCTCAGGATCCCGGGCACGTTCTCCATGCAGAGCACCTTGGGCTGGATCTCCAGCACTAGACGCGCGAACTCGAACACGAGACTGTTTCGCGGGTCCATGACGTTGCGCTTGCCACTGACGCTGAATCCCTGGCACGGAGGACTGCCGACCACCAGGTCGACTTCGCCCACCTTGCGGCCCAGGACTTTGAGGATCCGCTCGCCGCTTACCTTGCGGATGTCGCCCAGGAAGAAATGGCGGATGGGCGGGATCTCGGGGTTGTGGCGTATCCACCAGGAGCCGGACACCGGCATCTGAATCAGCCCGCCTTGCTTCTGGAGTCTCCGCATCTCGCCCTCCACGGTCTTGGTGGCGCGTTCCTTATCCTCCGGCTCCAGGTACTGGATGTCCACAGGGTAACTGCCGAGGTTGGAAAGATAGGTGAGCATACAATCGGGGTCATTGTCCAGCCCGGCCAGCACCTCGTAGCCCGCTTGCAAAAGTCCCAGCGAGAAGCCGCCAGCCCCGCAGAACAAATCGATGGCGGTAGGACGCCTGGCCTGGCGGGTCGCGCCCTCTGGTACGATTAGCCCGGACCCGGAACGCACCCAGGCACTCATGACTGGGTCTCCGCTTGCTTACGGATGGCTGCCAGATTCTCCACGTCCTCGATGCTTTTCGCCATGAGCCATTTGCCGCCGTGCTCCTGCACGTCTCGCCTGAAGGCATCCTGGTCCTCGGACACGCGCCCCTTCGCCGTCTTGATCTCGATCCAGACTGTCATGCCGGTGCGGATCGCCGTCAGGTCCGTCATGCCCGGGTGGCTGCCTAGCCCTTGCTGGTTGCGGATAACGAACCAATCATGCATGCGGAGGAAGTCTCGGACCTGATGTAGCAGGCCGGTCTCCGTGACCTTCAGCCCGGGGACCTCCTCCGCTGGCACGGTGGCCTTGATCCTAGCCTGGTAGCCTTGCATCCCTCGGCGCATGGTCATAACTCCTTGACCTCCTTGCCGTCCAGAACCGCCTGCACCCGCTCCCGCGTTTTCGTCATGACGTGGAACTGGTCTCCCAGGTCGCCCAGCACCTTGCCGATGCGCTCGACGAGGTCGAGGTTCTTCATGATCCAGGACACCGTGTTGAGGCTCTCCCTGAAGCGCCAGTCGCTTTTCTCGATGTCCAAACCCGTGACCTCGCGGCAGACTTCCAGGACCTGCTTTGCGGCGCGGAGTCTATCCGCGATCTCGTGCTGGCCGTGTCCTCCGAGTCGTTCCCGGATCTCCCGTCCTATCCGCTTGGCCTTGTCCTCCAAGTCCACGTTCTCCTCGGTGGCGATCCTCTCTTTGAGCCTGCGGATCTCGATGTCGTCGTTATGGACCTTGAACAGGATGGCGAGGGCTATCTCCGGCGTGAAACCTGGCGGCGCATGTCCGATAGCGGCTTTGACCACCTGCCAGCCTTTCGGCCCTCGCACGATGAGCCCGGCTTCATGCGGCATGTCATCCTTGGTGAGGACGCCCGCGGGACAGGCGAAGAACACCCGATGGGCCACGTCGAGATATTTCCGCCACTTGTTTGCACCATCGTCCCGGTGGAAGTCCGACCGCGAGGTCTTGACCTCATAGATGCGGAGGTCTTGCGTCACATAGGCATGAGGCTTTATGGCCATCACGTCTATCCGTGAATCCCAGCCGGGGAAGTACATCTCCTTGACCACGATCCAGTTGGACTCGCGCAGGTAATGGGCGAGGTCGTCTATGAGCGCTGGACCTTGCCACTTTTTATCTTTGGGGTCCTTCAGGAGCAACTCGCTCACCGTGACACCGCCTCCGCTCTCTCCTCGCTCCGACCCGGATCTGTCTGCCGGCGGTACATAGAGATCAGGTGCATTGCGTATACCGGCCCTCGGCCTTCCAACAAGACCGCCAAGAAGAACGCCCGCCACGTAGCCGATCCTCGCATGCGCGCCAACTTCACCGCGGCCGGGATCTTGTGCGGTGCCCAGGGTTGCTGTTTCGGCGCCTTCGGTAGCTTGGGCCTCTGCCCCCGCTCCCTGCGCGGCAGCCCGGCCCGGTCGGTGATGCGGTACACGACGGCGCTCCCAACATGGAACATGGCCCGCATCACGCAGATAGGCGTCCCCTTCCGGTACTCAGCGAGGATCCCGGCGGTCTTGCCCTTGTCTGCACCCTTGATGCTTGACAGGGTTTTGGCTTGAGGCCCCTGTCGCCGGATGATGCCTACATTGCGGAGCCACCTGCCAACGGTTGCGTATTTGTGGTGATGCTTCGACGCGAGGCCTCGGATCGTCGCGCCTGCCGAGTATTCGGCGGCCATCGCATCTCGGTCAGACCATGTAAGCCAGGGTTCAGTCATGACCGGTCAACCTCCTCCAGTAAAACCCGGGCACCTTTCGGCACCCTCCTGCCGTCCTTCATCCACCAGTCGAAGAACTCTTGGCCAGTCTGCCAGGTTTGCATGTAATCTCTGCCTTTGTGTAACCTCAGCGCTGCATCAAGCGTGCGGATATAGGCCGCCTTGAACTTGGGCCACCTGGCGAATTCCTTCTCACGCCCGGCCTTGCGAGCCATCGGGCAACCAATGCAGCCTAAACGCTTGAAGCCCTCGTCGTAGAGGGAACAATAGGGGATCTCGCGGTCGCGGATATAGGCCCAAACGTCGGAATCCTGCCAGTCGAAAATCGGGGCGACAACGATCTTGCCGGTGGTCGGGCAAGACCGCACCATCTGCCTGCCCTGCTCAGGGTCGAACGTGTAGAGGCGCTCCTCGCGACGGCGGTGGGTGAGCGTCACAATCCCGTAGCCCTGCTTGCGGTTCCTACTCTCTGCGGCCCTTACACCCATGACGACGATCCTGTGGTCTCCGCCGTGTTCCTTCAGTTCCGCGCAACAGAATCGCACAACGCGTGTCGGAGGCATACCGTGCTCCTTGATTAACTGCCACATAGACTTCTGGTAAGGTTCGGCTCGCACGTCGGGATAGTAACGTCGCATGTGGTAGATGAGTTCAGGCGGGTCAATCCCCGTGACGTTGTAGTGGGCGTCGAACTTCACCCCAGCCTCCTTCGCCAGGTGGTAGACACATTGGCTGTCCTTGCCGCCAGAGAACGCCAAGTAGTAACCCTCAGGTGGGCAGAACATGCGTAGTCGCTCAATGGCAGCGTCCGCCATGAGCTGCAGGCGGGTGCGGCCATCGAAGGCGAGTTGTTGGAGGGTCATCTTCGCCTCGCCCTCCTCCCGGCATGTCCTAAGATCCTCCGCCGTGACAAAGTGCCAGCTGAGTCGTACCCAAACCGCTTCACCTGCTGTTCCTCGAACGC